CTTGCATTGTTCTTAGACCTATGGGGTGGGATCAAATCTTCTACATACTGGCGGCTGCGTTTGTTGGATTAACGTCGTCAGTCATTATAGAAAATCTTGTAACAGGTACCCCAGACAGAATTCGACGCGGCTTGCCAAGAAGGGTACCTCCGCTATAGAGTCTGCTCCGAAAAGGAGGAGACTATGAAGTCACCATATTCAGACCCAAACCTTTCGCTACGTGCTAGAGGTTTATTTGCCTATTATGTTGAAGTAGGCCGCGTTTTATCTGCAGAAGAAATGTCAGCATCTGTGCCAGAAGGCCGGGATGCAATTAGAAATGCTATGGCAGAACTAAAACTGCATAAGTATATTAAAGCCGTACGGCATCAAGATAATTCTGGACAATGGCGGACATTACTGAAATTCACCGACGACGGATTATCAGGCGTTCTATACATTGACAGTAATAAGCTGACTAGTACTAGTGATATATCTACTAGTGATAAAGATATAGATACAGTTACTAACGTAACTGTATCTATAGGGGCTGCGCCCCTTAAAAAATCTGGAGGAGTGAAAATGGCTTGGCCAACATTTGAAGATAACACAGCCCCGAAATCCAAGGTCAAGTCTTTGGACACCGACGATGATTCAGGTGCTATTGGAAAAGTAAGTTCTCTAAAAGTAGGCGGTGCTCGTCCTAAGAAAACTAAGGTTGAGCAAGAAGCCCGTAACCGCATCAATGTTCCAGAAGAAGACTGGACAACCGGAGATCTTGTTGCAGAGTTCTACGACATGTACATGAAGATCCACACAGGTGCGCCAAATCAAATTAACGGCAAGCATTTGATTACTTGGATTAATAAACTTGTTGGGGAGGGCGCAGATCGCATCAGCATTCTCAAGGGTATGCGGATGTTCTTTGATGATCCTCGTGTTATTTCAGAACCAGGCACTGGTCTTCCAATTTATCAACGATTTATGAAGTATTACGGAAGTGTCCACGGAATCGTAAGTCGAGTTGACGAACCAACAATTTTAGACGAAGATACTCTGGCGCATCAGGAAAAGATGCTGAAACTATTGGAGAGCTAATGTACAAACTTGAAGATGTTGCTCCAAGTGTTCGTGCTCAGATCAGAGCAGCCAGCCTCCCAATGAAAACTATTGGGTTGGAGTTCTCTGATTTGACCCCTAACCCAGCCTTTGAAAAGGTCCAGGCTTGGATCAAATCTGTCAAGGCTGGCAAAGTTGTCCAAGCCGCCGGAAACCCTAATTGCGGCAAGGGATTGCTCCTGTTAGGTAAACCGGGTCACGGCAAGACTACTATCGCCTCTGTGGCCCTCCAGGAGCTTCTGAGGGGTATGTCAGCCGAGTCTTGGGGGTCTCCGGATTTCACTCCAAGGCGTCCAGCCATGTTTATGGACTATCCAAAGCTTTTGCGGCTTCAGAAGTCTCAGTGGTCTGATTTTGACGACACAGTAGAAACTATGATCAATGGGATCTACGGAGACGGTCCCAAGGAAAATGTCATTCGAACATTTGTTCTAGACGACCTAGGCAAAGAACATAGAACTTCGTCTGGTTGGGCAGAAGATACATTTGATGAATTGTTGCGAGCTAGATTTAATTCTGGTTTACCAACTATAGTTACAAGTAATACACCACTTTCAAAGTGGGAGACAAACTACGGTGCAGCAATGGCAAGCTTTGCCTATGAAGCATTCATACCACTTGAGGTAGACTCTGGAAAGGACTTACGCAGATGAGGACAGCAATGAACAACTGGCAAGTGACGCAACTGTTTCTATCCGAAACCGGTGTGCACGAAGTGGAGATGAACACAGGCTCCCTAAAGTTGCGCTGCAACTGTACAGGCTATGGAAATCGCAGCTCCTGCAAGCACGTACGTTTTGTTCGTGAACGCATGGACAAGAACGGCGGTATCTATCCAACACAAATTTCTAGCCGTGCTTCAAAACTAGAAGCTACTGTTGCTAGCAGCGACCCTTCTGCTTTCCGTCAGCTCTTAATTGAATACGGCAAGATCGAAGTAGTCTGATGCGTAATGGGGATATCTCTAACGAGGTTCCTCAACGAGTAGTAGTAACCCTAGATTGCATTCTCGATCGAAAGCCGACCGTAAAAAAAGTTTTAGGGATTCCTGTATTCGGAGAAGAGAGCCATTACAACCGTCAGTCCCTTTCCCTGTTCTGGCGATTTGCGGAGAAGTACGGTTACACCTTAGAGTTAGTTGGCTTTGGTTATACAAAAAAAGAAATGGAAGAAGTTTTAGAAGATCTAAACAATCTTGGAACTAATCCTTTTAATTACGCAAACCGATACAACTCAGTAGCGGATCTTGTGGGAGAGTTACCATATCGTCCAGAACTCAAAGGAGTTGTGGATATACCCTCAAGGGGTGGAAGATACGGCAGTAAGTATTTAGAGATGGGACGGTTGTAATGGCAGCAGATAATGAAGTACGGCTTTTGTCTCGTGCTATACGCACCCGCGACATCTCAGCAATGCTTGAAGCTGGCGTACAAGATGACTGGTTCTTTGTAGAAGAGAACAAAGCAGTGTGGCGTTTTATTCGTCAGCACTGGACTCGTTATCAAGAAGTACCTACTGGTGTAACTGTTCTTGATAACTTCCCTACTTATCGTTTATTAGCTGTTGATGACAATCTTGATTACTTACTAGATCAGTTGATTGAGTACCGTAAACGTCAAAGCACTATCTCAGTTGTACAAGACGCTTCAGAAGCAATTGCTTCCGGAGATCACAATGCTGCTATTGCAGTACTTGGCCAAGGAGTAGCAAAGCTTCTTGATGAAGGTACCCGAGAGACTACAGACATTGATCTTACTGACAATGCGACTCAACGTTTTGAAGAGTATCTAAATGTTAAGACACGACCAAACGGTTTACTAGGAATTGCAACTGGTTTTAAAACTATTGATCAAGCAACTGCTGGGTTACAGCCTGGTCAGTTGATTACGATTATTGCACCGCCTAAAACAGGTAAGTCAGTTCTTGCATTGCAGGTCGCAGTCAACGTGCACAACGATGGCTTTGTTCCTTTGTTCCAATCTTTTGAGATGAACAACATTGAACAACAACATCGACACGACGCGATGCGTGCCCACATTGCACACTCCCGGCTCATTCGCGGGGCCCTGAATAAGGATGAGGAAGCTCGTTATATGAAGGTCCTTGAAGAGATGGAGGAGATGCACAAGTTCTACCTAACAGATGCAGTATCTGCAATGACTGTGACTGGCTTGTCGGCAAAAATTGACAAGCTGCGTCCTGACATCGTATTTGTAGATGGTGTGTACTTGATGGTTGATGAGATCACTGGGGAGCAGAACAGTCCTCAGGCCCTTACAAATATAACTCGAGGCCTTAAGCAACTTGCTATGGCTAAAAAAATTCCTATTGTTATTTCTACTCAGGTTCTTTTGTGGAAGATGAAGAAGAAGCAAGTGTCTGCTGATGCTATTGGTTACTCATCATCTTTCTATCAGGACTCTGATGTGATTCTTGGTTTACAGAAACAAGATGAAGAAGACGATACTTCCCGTGAACTACGTATTGTTGCAAGCCGTAACTGCGGACCGGCGTCAAGTGATCTGCTATGGGACTGGGAAGAAGGGAAATTCGAAGAGTATGGATCTCTATTTGGAATCAGCACCGTTTGATGGAACTCAAGCATGTTTAAAGATTGATCCAGAATGGTTTTTTCCAGAAGACTACGACGACAAGTTCCACGTGCTCGTGGCTAAGAGCGCATGTAAAAGCTGTCCGCTGACTACTGCTTGCCTAGAGTATGCTATGTCGGACAGTAGTTTGGACGGTATCTGGGGTGGAACAACTCCTCAAGACCGTAAGAACTTAAGACGACGGAAAAGAGCGTATGCATGAGTTTAGACCTAAGAGATAAAGACGCTCCTTTACACGTCTGCGTTTGCGGATCTACTTTGTGGAACGTTAAAGCAATGTTTGAAGATGGCGAAATTTCTTTATATATGTTAGACATGGAATGTGCGTTATGTGACGCACTAGCAACAGCACCTACGCCGATTGATGGGATGGATTACAGTGGCTAAGTACAAGATGCCTACAGACGAGCAGTTAATCGAACGCGGATACATGACTGTTGATGAGTTTGTAGATAAGTTTGCTGAAAGCTTGCGTGGCTACATGCACGCTAACTGGCCAACCTCTGAGGACGAACTACATCACCCAGAAGACCTTGCAGCTAACGCTACTATCTACACTGAGGTTATGTATCGAGTGATTGCAGACTTTTCGTAAATGTACCGCGACGGAGATATTGAGAAGGTACTCCTTCGTCTAGGCGTAGATGGTAACCAACGTAATAGAGAGATTACTGGTCTATGCCCAATGCACTTAGAACGAGTTGGTCGTCAAGATAATAATCCATCTTGGTCGATCAACACTGAGACCGGTGTCCACCACTGCTTCTCCTGTGGATACAAAGGTATTTTGCTTGGCCTTATTGCAGACGTACTTGAGTTTAAAACCAAGTTTGATCGTCCTGACTATGAGGCTGCAAAGGCATGGTTACAGCAAGAGATCGAAGTTGACTTTGAAGAGCTCGCTAAACAGCTTGAGGAGTTGCGTAACGCATACGTTGGGCCAGTACCACGTCCTATTGAAATGAGTGAGGCTCGCCTTGCTGTATTTGACGAGGTTCCGGAGTGGGCTTTGCAAACACGTCAGCTAACTCAATCTGCTGCCTTTAATCACGGACTTAAGTGGGACTCTAGGCAAGAAGCCTGGATCATCCCAATTAGGAATGCTGAGAGTTCAAAGCTTATGGGTTGGCAGGAAAAGGGACAGACAAATCGGACATTTCGTAACAGACCTGCCGGTGTACAAAAGTCTCTAACCCTTTTTGGTATTGATTCTTTAATCAACACTTCTATGCTCGTAGTTGAGTCTCCACTAGACGTAGTTAAGATTAGCTCTTCTAAACTGCAAGTTGGAGGCGTAGCAACTTACGGTGCATCAGTAAGCCAAGCTCAGTTTGATCTATTTAGGCGGGCTGAGAAGTTGATTTTTGCTTTTGATAATCCTAAGCTTGACGCAGCTGGGGAGAAAGCTTCCAAGGAGATGTTTGCTAAGTGCAAAGACGCTGGCATGGAGTGCTGGTTCTTTAACTACGCAGACACTGGTCTAAAAGATATAGGAGATATGACTCGTGAGCAGATCGAGTACGGCATTGAAAAAGCCAAACACTTCGTATTTGGTGAACAAGCAATCTACGGAGACTGAGCTAAGGGAAAAGATTATTAAAGAGATTGCTCACGTCAGTGAGTACTACCGCAATGGTTCCCCTAAGTCAGCTACTGCTATACTTGTAGAAGTAATGGCAATTATTCGAGGGAAAAAGTAATGGCTAACGCATCTATTGACTACAACTCAGTAGGTCAACTTCCTGCTCGTTTTTGGACTAAAGTAAATAAGACCGACGATTGTTGGCTTTGGACAGGAAAAATTGACGACGGTTATGGTCGTTTTTTCTTTAACAAAAAGCTGTACTTAGTACATCGCCTTGTAGTTGCTTCTTTAAAAGAACCTGTTTCTCCAGATATGGTTATTGATCATATTTGCAAAGTTAGGAATTGCTGCAACCCAGACCACCTTCGCCAGGTAACTAAGTCTGAAAACAGTTTAAATCGCAAAGCTAACTTAGACCCAACTTTGTGCGTAAACGGCCACCCATTGTTTGATGAAGATTCTCAAACTCATATAAGTACTCGTCGTACCCGTCATAATGGAGATGAGCCTTCCATTACCTGCAAAATTTGTAATTCTGTAAAGCGCTTAGTAAATACTCCAGTAGAGTTGTAGCCGTGACTTTTACAGGAACCCTGCTTCCGTATCAACCAGAAGCCGTAGACGCTATGTGTGAGCGCGGCAAGATGTTGGTTGCCTACGACCTTGGCCTTGGTAAAACTGTTCTTACTATTGCAGCTATTGAACGTCTTATGGACGAACAGAAGATCATGGAGCCAGGTATAGTTATCTGTCTGTCTAGCCTTAAATATCAATGGGCAGACCAGATTAGGAAATTTACAGATGAGTCTTCAACACCTTTGGTTATTGATGGAACGCCGAAACAGCGAGCCGAGCAATATCAACAAGCCTTCGACTGGGGCCATACACTCGTTGATTACGTCATTATTAACTACGAGCAAGTTGTTAACGACTGGGAGTATGTACGACAGCTCCCTACAGGATTCATTGTCTGCGACGAAGCAACCGCAATTAAAAGTTTTAGATCCAAACGCTCCAAATACGTAAAGAAATTAAAGAGCGATTATAAGTTTGCTCTTACTGGTACACCGGTAGAAAACGGAAAACCAGAAGAGCTCTACTCCATTATGCAGTTTGTAGACAACAGTCTTCTTGGCCGTTTTGATTTGTTTGATCAAACGTTTATTGTTAGAAATAGATTTGGCGGTGTAGATCGCTACCGTAACTTGCCTTTACTAAACACAACTCTTTCGTCTGCTTGTGTACGTAAACGTCAGTCAGACCCAGACGTTGCTCCATTTTTGCCAGAAACAATTTTTGCAGAACCAATTTTAATTCAATTTGATTCCGCAGGGTCAAAGCTATACAAAAGCATTGCTAATGAGATCTTAACTGATCTTGATGAGGCTATGGATTCCTACGGCTCAAGCTTTGACATTTTTTCTCATTACGGTCAGGCAAACTCTTTTGAAGGTGCAGATGCTCTGCGTGGAAAGATTATGTCTAAGCTAACTGCCCTACGTATGCTGTGCGATCACCCAGAGCTTCTCCAGTACTCCGCTGAGTCCTCAGGGTATGTGGGAGACCTAAAAGACACTGGTCGCCTAGATAAGGTAACTAAGTCACCTAAGCTTTCTGCTTTAAAAGAGTACGTAGATAACTTTTTAAGCTCCGGAGAAAAGAATAAGGTCGTTATATTCACTAGCTATGTGCATATGGTTGATATTATTCGTGACGCTCTAGTTATGGATTGGGGCAGTGCGCCTTATACCGGAGAGATGGATGCAAAAGCTAAAGAAGAGTCTAAGCTTAAGTTTCAGACTGATCCTGATGTTAGGGTCCTTGTTAGTTCTGATGCTGGTGGGTATGGCGTGGATTTGCCTCAGGCTAACTTACTCATTAATTACGACTTGCCGTGGAACGCTGGCCTCGCTGTACAGCGCAACGGTAGAATTCGTAGAGCGTCGTCTACTTGGCCGTCTATAGTCATTCAGGACTTTCTAATGGAAGGTTCTATTGAAGAACGCCAACACACTATGTTGCAGCAAAAAATAGCCATTGCTAACGCTGTAGTGGATGGAGAAGGCATTGACGACAAGGGC